TTATACCAAACACTTCCAGGAACTCCAGGAGATAATTATTTAATCTCTTTTGAATTTCAATATGATAATGCAGGAACTTTTAAAATAGTTTGAGTTGATCATACAACTAATTCATGGAACTCTATAGATTTAAATAATAATTTTGAAACTAATATTGATGGCAGAAGATGTTTAATATTAAGTTCTTATGCAGGTTTAGATGTTGGTTTTTGGTGTTCATCTAGCAATGTTAAAATTAAAAACATTATAGTAAGAAATATATCTTCATGTCAATTAGTAACTCCAAATAATAGTTTAAATCATTGGACTTATGTGGAATCAGTTAATGGTTGGGAGAAGTTAGATGGAACTGCTGCAATTGCATGGCCTTTAGAATTAAGAACTACATTAGTAACAGGTACAAGTTATCGATTGACATATAAAGTCATGAATATGACTGAAGATGGAATTGCTTATTTTGAGATTCAAGACATAGATACAAATACAATTGCTAAAACTTATGCAAATGGTGAGTTTGTAGAGTACTTTACTTATACTGGAACAACAGGATATCCAAATTTATTAGGTGATCCTAATGCATTACATGGAGTAGTTTATGATATTTTATTTGAAGTTATGAGTTATAACTTTAAGATAAGAATTAGTAATGAAGATGGAAGTTGTGCATCGATTGATTATGATTCATCTAGTATGGATTATCCAATAGTATATTGGAAAGATAGAGCTATATGGTGCTTTGATTGGAGTGGTATTGAAACTTGTGATGTTCCAGGCAATCTAACAAGCGGATGTTATAAAGTAACTATTACAGATAACTATTCATCAACTGATTATCTAAGTTATACCAATGTTAATTATACAACAGGAACTCATGCATGTTCTTTAGTAGTTAGAGCAAGTTGCAATGGAACTGGCTTTGGATTTTATTTTAATGACACTGATCTTGCATCACCATCATTCACATTGACTCAACGATTAAGAGTATTGCAATTCAATCCAACTTATCCATTAAAAACTGAACAATATCTTTTTTCTGATGGTATGATGAATCGCACATATGCTCAGACAGGTAAATTAAGAAGTGTATGGTTTGACTATTGCGATGAAGCAACGCATGATATTATTAGAATCCAATTACTGTGTGATACATTAATCATAGATAATAATTATTTCTTTTGTATAGCTGAAGATTATGAGCCTGAATGGGCACAGAATGGAAGATATAACTTAGCACAATCAAGAGTAGTATTAATGGCTCAAAATGAGCCTACTTTATTCAATAAAAATTGTCAATGAGAGGAATAATAACGATGGCTTTGAAGCATTCATTGTATGGCAGATATGCCTACAATCTTGCTTTATCAATTAAGTCAGCAGATATAAATACACAAGTTGCAGTAATAGCTGATAAAGAAGCTTTATCGCATTTGCATCCTGGACAACGAATGATATTTGATTATATCATCGAGCCTAAATCAGATAAGCCATTAGTAAACAAGTTCCATCTTGCAGAGTTATCTCCATTTGATGAAACATTATTTGTTGATGCAGATATGATTTTTAGCCCATTAGCAGACATTAATGAATTTTGGAGTTCTATGTCTAATGTAGAATGGACAATGGCTAATAGAGGCTCTGATGACCTAATTAAAGGAATATCTGAGTGGACCACTAAAGAAGATATTGAACAAGCTTATGGTGGAGTAAATCAGTGGTATGATTTATCAAGTGAATGGATTTACTTTAAGAAAAATGACCTTTCTTATACTATCTTTACAAATGCTGAAATGTATTATGAAGAAAATAAATTGAAGGTACGAGAGTTTGCAGGTGATAGACCTGATGAGCCTTACTTTAATTTATCGTTAATCAGTGTAAATCATAAGCCACATCAAGCACCTTATCAGCCAACTTATTGGCAGCCTGCGATGAAAGGATTTCCTGGAGTCATGGCAATTAAAAAAGGTTGGATGGCTTTCAGTTTGGGAGGAAAATTGATTCCTCAACAACAGCAAGTAGTCTATGATGAGCTTGCTAAAAACGCATCCTTCAGGATGAATATGCCGAGTATGAAAATTGCTCAAAAATTTAATAAACTAAGTGAAAGAAAAGTAATTTAATGGCAGCAGTTACACCAGCATTCTTAGAGCCTTATCTAAGTTCCAAATATAGACATTCATATTACCATGATGCAGTAGAATCAGCAGAGGCTTTGGCCGTACATGCTGATGGTTTATATCCTGATGATTTAATATCAGAGAGAAGGCCTGCGGAGAGTGAAGAAATTAAGAACTATCGTAAAAAGATATTCACTCCAATCACTAAGCCAGTATTCACGAAAGTGTATAACAGCTTGATGAAGATCCGTAAATCTTCTGATTGGATGATAAGCTTTCCAACAGATATTCCTGCTGTAATTGCAGAGGATGAATCTCCTGAAGTTTATCTAATGAAGAAGCTACCTCGCAATGGAAGTATCACTAATTGGATGTTTAGCGTAGCATTCAAATCATATTTGATAGATGCTAATGCTGTGGTATTAACAATGCCTACTAATTATGACATACAGGCCAATGAATATTTTAAACCATATCCAAAAATATTTACTTCAGCACAGGTCCTAGATTACAAGACAAATGAGTTCTACTTATTGCAAGATGCTGAAATGTTTAGTTATGAAGAGGATGATTATTATTACAATAATGGTAGAAGATTTTATCTTATCCAACCTGATATCTTTCAGGTATTTGAGGAGAAGAATGGAAAAGTTATTGAAGTAATGCAAGTAGTAAATGTGCTTGGATACATTCCTATTCGACACATGAATGGAATGGTATTCCAACAAGGTAATCATTGCACTTTATATGAATCTCGTATTAGTGGAATAGTGCCAATGCTTAACGAGGCAGTTCGTGAGTATAGTGATTTGCAGGCTGAGATTGTTCAGCATATTCACAGTACCATGTGGAGTATTCAGCCTCAACAGTGTACTCGATGTAAAGGAGTTGGAGAGATTCCAAGAGAGAACTCTGCACCAGTAGCTTGTCCAGGTTGTGGAGGAAAAGGAATCTTACCTCTTAATCCATTTGAGCATGTTGTTATGCCAATGCCTAAAGCAGGAGAAAGTGCTGTTCCTACTCCTCCTATCGGTTATGTTCAGAAGCAAACTGACATAGCACGACTACAAGAGGAAAGAATAAGACAGCATATATACGATTCATTGAGTGCTATTAGTATGGAGTTCTTAGCTGAAACTCCAATAGCTCAATCAGGAGTAGCTAAGCAAGTAGATAGAGAAGAGCTTTATAGTTTTGTTCATTCTATTGCTGAGGATATCGTAAGGATTATGGATGAAGTATGCTATGATATATTATCATGGAGGCATTATGCACAGAATGTAGATATCAATGAATTGATTCCTTACATTCCAGTTCCTGAGCGTTATGATATGCTTAGTGGCAAAGTATTAGTTGATGAATTAACATCTATGGTACAAGCTAAAGTTGATCCTGCAATCATCAATGCTGCTCAGATTGAATTAGCAGATAAGAAATTTAACGAATCAAAAGTCAAAGACCTAGTGATACTTAAACTTAAACTTGATCCTTTCGCAGGAGTACCTGAAGAGAATATTAGCTTGCAGAGAACATTTGGAGCAGTTGATCAGGCAGATTTAATAATCCATGCAAATATTAGCAAATTTGTTACAAGAGCATTATCAGAAGTTGATGGCTTTGCAGATTTAGCATATACTGAGCAAGAACTAATTATGCAGAAATATGCTGCTGAATTTAAAAAACCATTACCTCCAACTCCATTAGCATAATAAATGGCTCAAGCAGATGCGATAATAAGGCAGATTACAGACCTTATACAGGCTCGAATTGATGATTGGAATACTCGTATGCCAAAGATTCAAGAAGATGCTTATAGAGTCGTATTAGAGTTATCTGCTGAACTTGAAACAAGCAATGGACAAATCAAGCCATCTGTTAAGAACATAAAGACTATTGCAAAGATTAAAGCAGAACTTGATAAGACTATTTTTAACAAGCAATATCAAGATGATTTAGATGCAATTATTCAAGATTATAAAACTATCTCAGAATTACAGCGTAATTACTTTACTGCTGTTGTAGGTAAGTATAAAGTACCATCAGTTCTTGAACAGATTCAACAGCTTGCACAGGATTCAGTCATTGAGCAATTAGGTCAGGATGCAATAGGTGCAAACTTTACAGGACCAATCAAAGATATTTTAGTTAAGAATGTAACAACAGGCGGAAGCAGAGCAGACT